TATGGTAAAGAAACGTCATACATCTCCATTTTCTCTCCGGTATCAAAAACATCGAAAACGATTTCTATACCACTTTCACCTTTTATTTTACAGCCCGGGAAAACATCTTTTGCAAAAACTTCTTTATCATCAGATGTAATAAAAACATGATTATCCGCACATTCAATTTCAATTCCACTCTCAAACAAAACAAGATATTTTTGGAAAGGAACTGTTTCTATAACATAATCTATATCAACAAAACCAATGTCAGTATAGACTTTATAACCATCCACACTATAATAATTTTTTGATATATTATCGAATAACATTTTTCAATTCTCTTATAACAGATTCCCTATCGGAAACCCAATCGTTTTCCCACACAATATAAACATTATATCCACATTCACGAATTGCATCAATTCTTTTCTTATCTTCAATCCACTTATCAGAGGCAAAGAGTTTTACATATGGATTATAAAAATTACTTTCATATAAAACAGGGTTACAATGGAAATAATCACCATAAAATTCTATTACATTATTTTTATAAAGACCATCAACAATAAACCTATCAATAAAACATTCCCTGTCTATATTGATATTCAACTCTCTCTCAATATCATCAAGAAAATTTTTACAAGATGTTGACGGATGAATACTATTGAATGAATCCATTCTTTTTTTCAACATCTCTCTATATCTCGATGTTCCAACTTCTTTTCCATACTTATCAATGAAATTCTTCAATGTGTTTTTCTTTTTTTCATTTATCTTCCTTTTCTCTTCCTCTGTTTTTGATGACATTGTTTGTAACCACTTTTTTTGTCTTTCTTTCCATCTTCTTATGCCTTCTTCCTCGCCATACTTTTTTTACATAAGAATCTTTATTATTCCCACTTCTTGATGAAATCTCTCTATGTTTTTCTCTACCCCTTGTCTGTTCAGAATGTGAAACCTTCTGTCTTTCAATATATAAACTATACCTTTCTTCACCAACTACTTCTCCATACTTCGATATAAAGAAATCTTTTGTGTTTCTATTTTTACTTGCCTTTCCGACATTCTCCTTCCAAGAAAAATATTTTTCTTTTCCTTTATCACCATACTTTCTTATAAAAGATTCCATTGATGGCATTTCATTCAACTCTCCGTTTCGATATTTGTTCACGGTTTCAATATACTTATAAAAGTCTTGTATCTTTATACAAAACACATTATTCATATTATCTTTTATAATTATATCGGTATTCCCATGAACACACTTGAAACCGTGGACCCTTGCCACGACTACAGAAAAAGTAAAAGGCGGAAAACCGCCATTCAAGTATTCATCAAATTGTGGATAGTAGGTTGGAATACGATTAAGAGAGGTCGCAAAAATTCTCTTGAGCCTCTCCCCCAATGTATTGAAATAGTCAAGGCCGATGTCAATCTTCAAGTCCTTACAGAGTGCAGATTCAACGATCTCACGAATCTTTACCCTGTCATCTGGATTCTGATTGATGATCTCAACTGATTCCAGAATAGCTGACTTGATGGCCTTGTCCTTGAGATACTTATTTGTTTCGTCAAACAAATAATCCCAATTCCTCACCACATCAAAATCAATACATTCGACTTCCTCAAACAACTCCCTCAAATCATCAGCCTTGTCTGGAAATGTGGCGATGATGGCATCTTTTGGAGGCACGTTACCATACTTCTCAACGTGCTCCTTCATAAATTCAAACGCCTTTATGATGGTAGGATCATCGAAATATTCTGGACGAAATACCGCACCAACGGTAATCATAAATGATTTATCCGCCATACAGGCTTTCATCATCAATTTTTCAAGATACTTCGCGTCCATTACTTATTACACATCTTCTGTTGGAATGAGCTACAAGAGTAAATCGGAATACCACGAGTATTACACGACCAACGGCAACTTGAACAAATTGTCCTATCAGGTGTTCCTTTGGAATCAGACAATAAAATAACGTTACCATTCTTGTCCACCGATTTCGGAAGAATAAATATTTTTTCTGCATCCAACTCACTAAGTATATCATCGGCGAGATCAATCCTTCGACCCTGTAACTTGAGATACTGTTTCAAAGTCAAGTAATCGGAAAGCTGTTCAACATCTTCTGGTTTCGTAATTTCAGCAACCGGAACAAAAGTATGCTTTCGAATAGCTCCTTTGACCCACTTACCCTCAAGATTCAACATGACGGCTCTTGCTTTAATATTGACATTTACATAACTCATCAAAAAAAACCCTCACAATTTTACTTACCCTTATTATACTATATTTTTAGCAAAATGTAAACACGATGTTTCGATTTATTTCCTTTTATGGTATAATGGAATATATAAATATTACAGGAGATTATCCATGCCAGACAACGATTTGACAATGAGTGAAGAACAAGAAAGGGATGAAATGTGGAGAGAGTTATACCACAATCACCCCATTGATGTTGAGATAAAATTCTCTGATATGGACATTGGTGAAAAACTCCGTAACCAACCATACATCAAACTTACTTATGATGATCTCTATTATAAGGAAAAGGCCCGTTATGAAAAAATCCAAGAAGTAGTGGAAAAGATAATAGGTATTCGATACGACTACTATCGGTTCAACTTTGACAAAGAACTGACTAAGGCAGAAATAGAAAAATACTACCTTCCAAAAGACCCCATCGTATTGGCAGCCAAAAAGAAGCTTCGCATGCAACAATGGCGTATGGAATTTTACAAAATGTGCGCCGATTCAATCGGTAATCAAGGTTGGCGCATGAGAGAATTCATTGACAGTCTCAAACAGGGCCTACTTTAATATAAAAAGTATATCACAAATCGTGAAAATTGTAAACTATGAAATCGGGAATTTACGAAATTATCAATACAGTAACCAATGACAAATATAAATGAAAGCTATAATTCACAAATATGATAATCTGAACATCCAAATAGAAGCCGATATAGGGTATATAAGAAGTGTAAGAGATAATTTTTCCGGTTTTGTTGATGGATACCAATTTATGCCAGCATTTCGCAATAGTGGATGGGACGGTAAAGTTTCACTACTTGACCTTGTAAAGAAAACCATCCCTTATGGTTTATTACTCGACCTTATCAAATTCCATCGTAAATCATATCCAGACGCAGAGCTAAAGATAGACCCCGATGTTCTTCAGCTTTTTCGTGGTAGAGATGTATCGGTTACATACGATCTCAAGTTTCAACCTCACTACTATCAGAAGGATTGTATCGAGGCCGCTCTCAAATATAAAAGAGGTATTATTCGATCTGCAACAGCTAGTGGTAAGTCTCTTATCATAGCCTATATCATCAAGACCCTGTTTGAGTATAAGGTGAACAAGAAGTCCCTTATCATTGTCCCTACGATCAGTCTGGTAGAGCAATTCTATGATGATCTCATTGAATACGGATACTTCACCAAAGACAGTCTCGGTAAGGTTTATGAGAAGTATAAAGAGTTTGATAGACCTGTTGTTATATCAACGTGGCAGACCTTGAGTAAGAACCACAACAGACTACAGGAATTTGAATGTGTTATCTGTGATGAAGTCCACGGTGCTAAAGCCCATGAGATCAAAAAGATACTCAACCTCTGCACCAATGCCGATTATCGTCTTGGATTTACAGGAACGATGCCATTACAACTCCTTGATATCTGGAACGTAAAATCGTATCTCGGTCCCATCATTCGTGAATATGGTGCCGGACAATTGGGTAAAGAAGGTTATATCAGTAAAGCCAACATCATCATCATTGATATCAAATATCAGAATAACTACAAGGGAACCTATGATGAAGTAAAAGACGAAATCTTCAAGAACCCGTTTCGATTGAAAGTCCTACAAAAAATCATTCAATCTACAAGAGGTAATATTCTTCTCTTGGTGGGTAAGGTGGAAAAGGAAGGTAAGTTACTGAAAGAATATCTGGAAACACAGGTTGACTTCCACGATACCTTGAAGAAGGATATTGTATTCCTCCACGGTGCAACAAAGGTTGCCGAAAGAGAGTATTGGAGAAAAGAATGTGAGAAAAGAAAAAACATCGTCCTGATAGCAACATATGGAATATTCCAACAAGGTATCAATATTCCATCATTGAAATACATCGTCCTGGCCAGCCCATATAAAAGTAAGATCAGGGTATTACAGTCAATAGGTAGAGGACTGAGAAAACATAAAAGTAAAAAGGATGGCGCTTACATATACGA